CATCTAATTCCAATTTAAAAAAGTCACCTCTCATAATTTCTGTAACCAGGTCTAATTCACCTCTTTCAAAAACATAATTTTCATTCAAATATACTATTATTTTATGTGGCAAATAAGGTTTGTTAATTACCAGATTTTGGAATGGCATATCAATCATTCTTTTTTTAGGAGTTAATTGACCTCTAATAACCTCATTAACTAATAATTGACTTATATTTTTAGCAGTTCCAGTATTACCGACTTTCCAGGCATCCGATGGCTCATAGATACCACTTGTATTTAATATTCTTAATGCTCCAGTTGTAGTGGCCGATGGACCATCACCAAGATAAACATCAATCTCTGATTTTATAGATGATTTGTCATCATTATCACTTGCAAATTCAACAATGTCAGATTGTCCTTGAATAGTGCCATCAGGCATAAATTCAAGATAATTATTTGTCAAATAATATTCTATGGTATAATCAGCTTTTATATCAGTACCAAAGCTATCTCTGACCTCTTTTAATCTCATCTCCCAAACATATTCCCCTGTCTCCGGGATAGCTGGTGTATCAAATGAAATAGTTTTATTTACAATCTCAGTACCGTCAAACTGTATAACCTCTGTTACAAATTCCCATTCGTAAAAACTATTCTCCCAGCTTGCAGCAGTAAATTGGTAATTAAACTCATTTGTAAATGTGACATTACGTTTTAAATATTTATTTTCTTTCTTAACTTGTAAAGATGTGATTGTTCCAGTAAACTTTGGATTTGAAACAGAATCCAATCTGAATGGATCTGTATTTGTCGAATATATCTTATATTCATAATCACCAGCCTCAGTTATTGTTTTAGTCACACCACCTAATCTCAGCCTCAAAGTACCTTGTGACAATGTTTCAACTTTAATTGTCACATAATAATATTTATTAGCGACAATAGCATCACCAGTCCATTGCACAATACCTGTAGCTGCCGATGCAAATAAATCTTCTTGAAAAATAGTCCACCCAGTTCCTACCGACCATGTCTGAATAATACTAAAACCCATTAATGGAATATAATCAACAATAGATGCAACTTTTACTGCATATACAAACATATGAGGCACAAAGCCACCGCCTGTTTGCCAAATACTTCTTTGATATAAAATACCAGTATAACTTAACTTTGCAATATCAATGGTGCTATCAAGTACATCTGTTCTTACAATAATAGGATCCGTATTGGTTATATAATTATAAACAACACCGGGCATTAAATTTTTCTTGGCATTGTGATTATAACGAACTAAAGCATTTTTTAAGGCTGAATAATATGTCCATCTTCCGCCAGCTAATCTCATTAAATCGCTAGTTGATAGATTTGTTTGAACATTACTAATAGTAAAATCAAGTGTAAATGTTCCCGGTGTTTGAACACCTAATGCACTATATTTAAAATACCTATGTGATGATGGTGTATTTGCATATTCATTTATTTGTATAAACCAATATTGACTTCCGCTAAAAATTAATCTTGCACCTAAGGCCTGACAAATTTTTTTTAAAACATCATAACAGCTTTGATAAATATAATTATTTTTAGTGTCTCTGTGATAAAATGCTCTATGTTGAATAGCAGTTTTTAATGAAAAATCATTATCAGCACTATAAGTTAAAGTAGTTTCGTGCCAATTAAATACAGTATGTAAAACTGGCAAACTATTAGCTACCAGGTTTTCCTGCACAAAATCAAGCTGATTAAGGCAATTAAGAATATGCTGAACAACTGTATCCTGACCAAGATAAGGACCAACTGCACTTTTATAATCTAATGTTTTTAGCCATCCCAAACCATCAATAGCGGAAATCCTTGCTTCGTAGGTTGTAGCAAGTGGGAGATCCTCAAATTCTACCAAGTCCGTAACAATATAACCATACCATTTATAAGATACCGTTACATTGTCATTTTCATAGGCAGTAAGTTCAAGTGTAAATCTTCCCTCAACGGCAAGTCCAATATCAGTTAACAATGTAACTAAACCAGCTGAATTTATAAGTACACCTAAATTACAACTTGAACCTACTATAGGCGTAAATCTTTCTTGGCCTTGTACAGAATCGCTTTCGTATTGAATATTTAAACCTATTGTACTAAATGTAGATGGTACACCACTAAAGTTTTTATCCTTTATTGCTATAGTAATTGACCTTCCTTTTTCACTATATATTGATGATGTATATCTAATTGCCATTATTTTATCCTATTTAATCCTTTCTGCGATCTGTTAAGTAAAATAACCAAATCATTCCCACTTATCCTTGTTTCCAACACACCACCAAAACCGACATCGCCAAGCATTCCTTTTAATTTGGATAAAGGGGCAATAACTTCCGGGTCATAGGACGCACCACGGTTATCACCGACAACTGCCATGGTCGGACCAAATGCTAAACCACCTTTTGCAAGTTTAGGTGGTTTTAATTGACTTTTAACAAAAGTTCCCAACGCTACAAGTCCTATACCAGCCGCAATAGCACCAGCGCCTTTTAAACTTTTTAATGCAGCCTCAATACCTAATGCAGCAACACCAGCTTTTATTGCTAATTGACCAAATTGTATAAGAGCATCAGCAACTGGCATTAATACATTTTTTATATTAAATCCTGCTCCTGCCAAAGCATTACCAAGTTCTTCGCCTATAGTAAATGCCATGTTTGAATACATATCTTTTAATGATTCTGTAAGTGATACATTTAATTCTTTTAATTCTTCTACACCTACTTTTACTTCATTTTTTGCTTTATCAAATTTTTTAACCCAATCAGCGGTAAATGCATTACTTGTCGTTTGATTAACCATACCCTGTAATTCAGAGGCTGGCGTTTTAATCATATCTCTAACAGACTGTGATTGTCCATTTTTAAACCCAGTAATACTTTGTATTTTTTGTTGTAAACTAGATGGAAATATTTGATTAAAAACTTCCTCATCAGTTTCTGGTGCTTTTCTTTCTGGTAATTGAGGTAATAATGGTGTTCTTTTACTAATTTTATCAAATTCTTCATTAACACCTTGTAAAGCATTTAATAATTCATAATATCTATCTCTTAATTTTGCAGCGTCGTCTGATAATGCACCTTGTGTTAATACAACACTTTTATATTTTAATTCAGTTTCTTGTAATTCATCATTTAATTTTTCATAGGCAGTTAATATTCTGTTTGTAGTTGGATCACCACCATTATTATTATTACCTGTTTCTGCAATTTTAGGAATACTATCTAATATTTTTTGAATTTCTTCATTTGTTTTTTTCCATGCAGCCTCTATCTTTTTACTCTCTGACTGAGTTTTCTTTAATTCGCTATTTGCATCTTCTAAACCACCACTTAAACCACTAAAATAATTAAAAGTTTCTCTATATATAGGCAAAATATTTTGATTTCTTCTAAACATTTCGCCTTCTAATTTACTTATTTTTATCTTCAGATCCTCCTCTTTTTGTAATAACTCTAATGATTTTTCCTCTTGTACTTTTGCTACTCCTTGTAATTTTATAAGTTCAAATTTTTTACCTAATTCTATATTAAGTGTTTTTTGTGCGCCAGCTAAATCATTAGTTAAATCTTTTTCATCTTTTAAATCAGGTAAATAGGATCCATATTTGTTATAAATTTCTGTAATTAATTTTGATCTTAATTTTTGACTTGTATTGCTACTATTAATTATTCCAAACTGCTGATTTAATAAATTAATTTCATTTTTTACTTCTTTTGCAGAAGCGGAAATTGTTTTTGATAAATCATCAAAAGGTTTATTTGCTTGATTAATACCATATGCTAATGATGCAACTGCCGCAACTGCTGCTAAAGCAATAGTAATCCAACCACCTGTCGTAACCGTAATTATTTTAGTAACTTTATCATAAGTCATCATAAATTTTACAAGACCACCTAATACAGTAGTTAATACACCAACCGCACTCATTATTTGACCTAATATCCAGGCTAATGCTCCACCTATGGCAATATATTTTGTAGTATCAATAATAAGTTGTTTTGTACCATCACTTAATTGACCCCAAAATATTAATAAACTTTCAATACGATTTGTTATAGCTTTTAATACCCCTTCTAAATCTATATTTTTTAAAATAGCCTTTCCTAATTCAACTTGTGCAAACTTTAAACTATCTTTAAAGTTATCCATATTATTCCTAAGTCCACCAGTTGCTGCTTGTACCGCTGGTAATGTTTCTAATGCACCAACAAGTCTTAAATTAAAATCTTTTGCAGCAATACCAGTATCCCTAACTGCTTCAATATTCCTTGTCCCAAATGCCTTCTCAAGTGCATCACCAATCAATGGTACATTCTCTTGTAAAATACCAAAATCCTCTTGCAGGATTCGGTTCTTACTTATCATTTGAGTTAATTGCTTTGTCACAGATGCTAAATTTTCAGCACCACCACCGGATGCGGCAATTGCAGTACCAAAACCAATTAATGTTTTCCTTGCCTCATCTGCACTTAATCCAACCGCTTGTAAATTTACGGATCCTCTTACTGCTTCTTCGAACCCTAAACCTGGTAGTTTGGCAGCTTCCTTTAGTTTACTCATCTCTCCAGCAGCAGCATTAGCACCACCCATAATACCTGCTAATGCTCTTTCTAAACTATCAAAGTCAGCAGCAGCGTTAACGGCAGTAGCACCAATAGCCATTAATGGGGCAGTAAAACCAAGGCTGATACCACGACCTACGGCAAGTGATTTTTGTGCAAAAGATGTTATATTTCTGCCAACTGTCTTTAAACTCCTTTCAAACGGAGTTGCATCAGCCCTGATTTTTATACTGAGTATACCTGCCATTAATCTATTTTTTCTCCGACACTTTTAGTTTTTATGACATTATCCATAAATTTCATCATGTCGTAGTCCTTAACTGTCAAATCTCTTTTCTTTTTTTCCTTATCCCATTCAAACTTTATAAGGTCTGTTGGTTTAAGGTTTGAATGCTTTGATGTATGTGGCATTAATGAGTAATAGGCCATAAACCTTGCTTGTTCCCATAACATCTGTTTATCTCTTGTAAGATTTTCAAAGTGTCCGTTTATCTTTATAAACAACTCTCTAAAATCAAACTGATTCATTTCATCAGGTGTCATCTGTAATTCACCCAAACACAATCGCTCAATGTCCTCTACTTCAAAAAATTTTGCGTTTGGGTCGTTTAGTTTTTTTCATTACTCTTTTCCCCACCCATGCTCTCTGATAACAATTCACTAAACTTATTAACCATATTATGGTCATCAATTAATTCAGCAAATGTTTCCAGGGTGAATGGGTTTTGGATACCTTCCCTTTTGTAACCATTTTGCACACCTAAAAATAAAACCTCGTATAACAAGGTTAGATCGTCTTCAAGTGCTTTGCTAAATTCAGAGAACTTAATCTTTTTCTGTTTAAGAAATAATGATAAGGCATATCCACCAATTTTAAATGGGATGTCCTTGTCTTCAATTTTTACATGATTTACCGAGGTCATAAAAATAATTTTAAAGATTTAAGGCTAAAGGGAGTAGAACAATTTCTACCCCCAAAAAGCCTCGTGTAAATATTAATTTGGAGTTACGTTTGCGGTATTTGATGCAGGACTATTACCAGCAGCATTTACTGCTAAAACTCTAATATTATAAAGTTGTCCACTTGTTAAAGTACCAGTTGGTATAAGATACGAAGTAGTAATACCTACTCCATCATTAAGGGTTGTAAATGTTGTTGCGGCATTAAGCTTGTACTGAATAATGTAGTCAGTAAGTGCTGGTTTACCAGTAGAAGATGGGGCAGACCAACTTAAACTTACACTTGAATTACCATCAGCCGGAGTT